AATTAAGCCTCCTTGCGATATAGATATCCCAAATTGACCACCTGACATTCTTGCTCCATTTATTCCAATAGTTGCATTTGTTGTCCCGCCTTGACCCCCATCAGCCCCATTATTAAAACAAGCGTTAGCTCCACCGCCACCACCACCACCTATCGCACTTAATGTAGTAATTGTTTCGGTGCCTGATGCAATTGATGATGTACCGCCTGTAGTTCCTGTGCCACCATATAAACCACCTGAACCACCACCACCGCCACCGCTTCCCACTGTTACTGAAATTGTGTTTCCTGGAGTTAATCCTGTATATATTCTGATTGCAGTTCCACCCGCACCGCCTGAACCACCTGTAGTATTATAAGGAGTTCCACCACCACCACCACCGCCACCTGCTACACAAGTTGCTTTTATAGCAGTTACCCCTGTTGGTATTGTAAAAGTTCCTGAACTTGTAAAAGCTTGCGAACCTGAACCACCGCCACCACTAGATGCAATCGTTTGATTAGGCCATGAACCTGTAATAGTAATGCCTGATCCCTGAACTAAACCAGGACTTGCGGTTCCTGTACCACCATTGGCTACAGGCAAAGTTCCTGATACGTTAGATTGCAAATTAGCAAATGTAGTAGACGTAGTTCCTGTACCACCATTAGCAATTGGCAATGTACCTGATACATTTGATTGTAAGTTTGCATATGTGGTTGAAGTTGATCCAGTACCACCGTTAGCTATAGGAAGAGTTCCGCTTACATTAGACTGTAGATTTGCAAACGTTGTAGATGTAGTCCCTGTACCACCATTAGCAATTGGAAGAGTTCCACTTACATTAGACTGTAGATTTGCATAGGTGGTTGAAGTTGAACCTGTACCGCCTGAAGCAATAGGTAACGCAGACCCAAGAGTTAATGAACTTAAATGAGTAACTGCGTCTACAACCCCAGTACCTGTACTAAATACCCACATTGTTTTAGCAGTGGGTACAGTAACAGTTGAACCTGATGCGTTTTTAACAACTACGGCGGCTAGTGTCGCGTTGTTAATAAGATACAGTTTTTGGATACTAGGGACAGTCAAATTAAAGCCGCCACTACCACCTATATTAAGACGTAATGCGCGGGCATTTTGCGCTGCATTAGTATCAGTTAGGGTTAGCGTAGTATCACTACTAACAGTAATGTCAACCGAACCTGTGATAGCCTGTTCAATGGCTACCCCCAAATTGTCGTTAGTTACGTTGCCCCAGGTTCCTGAGTTTTCCCCGGTTGCCATAAGCTGAATTTTAAGATTACTATATGTACTTGCCATTTATTGCTCCTAAGCCGCTATCGGCGTCCAATTTGGCGTTTGCGAAGTATCAATCAAGCCCCAGACTAGGGGTCTAGAAACCCGACCTACTGCACTCACACCCGTTAAGTATACGTTAGCATCGCTGTTTACGGCAACACTACCCAAAGAAATTGTTCCTGCAACACCTGTAACAACTGCGTTTGCACCTGCCTCCGCCTCAACCTCACCAAGCCCCATCGTACCAGCCACGCCGGTCACATTAACTACGGCTTTTCCTACTACTTGGGCGGTGCCAATTTGTCCCGTTCCAGACACATCGGTTGGGAAGACGTTAGCTTCAGCGTCTACCTCTTCTTCACCCAATAACGCAGAGGCTTCTACACCGGTTACACTAAAGTTATTAACTGTTCTAGTTGTAACAGTTCCTAAAGAAGCCGTAACATCAAAGCCAACTAAAACAGCGTTTGCCTTAGCAGTTACTGTTACTACGCCTTCAGAGCAAACTGCTTGCTCCCCGGTAACTCCATGGTTAGCACCGGCATCTACAGCTACCCCACTTAGCTCAGTAACAAGCCCAAAGCCCGTAACATTAGGCACTGCCTGTCCTGATACTTGTACAGTGCCTATAAACCCATCTGCCTGTACTCCTACAAGAGTTACTGACTGAGAAGTCCTAACCTGCCCAATATCGACGGTAGCGGCAATGCCTATTACACATACTTTATTAACCCCACCACCCCAGGTACCTTCACCCCAGCCATACGCACCCCAACCCTCTTCATCGACGCAGGCTACTACGCTACCAAGTATGGTCCCACCAGATACGCCCGTGGGCAATGCTGAGGCTTCTGACGTTATAGATACGGTACCAACAGCGCTGTTTGTACTTACACCCGTTACATCTACATTAGCTTTAGCATCTATTTCTTCTTCGCCTAACGCACCTGTGGCTTGCAGACCGGTTACGGATATGTTGTTATTAGACTGAGGAATTACGGTTCCTACAGCCCCAAAAGCTTCAACCGCAGTAACACTAACCCCAATACCGGTAGTAACACTTGCTACTGCACCAGACGCAGATACGCCTGTAACAAGCACATTAGCTTTAGCAGCTACAGCTCCAATGCCAATATCCCCAGAGGCAGTTACGCCAGTGGGGTTTACATTAGCTAGTCCTACTACACTTACAGTACCAATTGAAGAGGACGAAGAAACCCCTGTTACGTTAACCGAAACAGAGATTGAACCTTCGCCCCAGGCGCCTAGCCCCCAAGCACCTTCGCCCCAATTGGCTGTCGCCATATGCTATTAAGCGATACGGATGATTGCGTTACTTGCATCAAACGTTGGGAAAATGATAGTGAAGTCACCTGCAGTAGATGTCTTATCACCACCAAAGTCCAACACGCATACAGCTGCGTTAGTTAATGCAGAGTTAGCGTTGTTATTAGCCGAAGGTGTGGTGTTATAAATTAAAGCGCCACGAGCAGTAGTGGTAACGTTAGAAAACGTTAAATCACTAAAGTCAGTAAAGCCTGTACCAGCAGTAGAGTTAGTATTAGTAGTACCAACACCAATATTGGTTAAAGCTGCACCGCCAGCAGTAACACCAGAAGCCTCGTTAGAAGCAGAATACGTAGTGGTATTTGCATCTAAAGTAGCAGATGATGTGTACAACGCTAGTTTGAAAGTATCGGCACCAGCTTGAGCTGATGGACGAAAATCGTGAACACCAAGCAAAAGCTGGGCTTTAAATGATGTGCACATTGCTTGAGTAATAGCCATTTGAAACTCCTATTCGTTCAATAAAAAAGTTAGCTCAGGATGACCAGCTTCCCGTAATCGGTTAGCAATGGTCGTGCGGTCTGAGCGCACCGCTTCTTTTAGGTAAAACACTAAAACACTTTGTATGTTCTCTCTAAATGCTTCTGCCTGATCACGAATGGCAGGGTGTGACTTAGAGCCAACATAAATAATCTTGTCGATAGCTCGTTCTGCAATTTCCTCTGGAGTAAAACCTCTACCCTGCGAGGTTTTCACAATAACGTTGCTACCCATAAAGCCTTCTACTGTATCGAAATTCATCGTACTGGGTACCTTGCTTGTAAAGTCCTATACATATCTTGACGGTTCTTGCCTTCACCAAGTTGCAACAACAAGGTCATACCCTCGTCATAACGCTTCTGGTAACTAGCAATGACATCCGCCTCCCCCTTCATAAATACATAAGCTTCCAACAGCGAACCATATAACAACACTTGGTCAAAGTTATTTCCAAGCCAAGATTGACCATTTGCAGAATCCACAATAGATTGTGGGTAGTAGAAATAATGCAATTCGCTGTTGTAATCAGCGTCTGGCGTAGGTCCTAAAATAAACGTTACGTCATTAAAAATAGCGTAGTACTCTGGTGTGCCAGTAGTATCTGGGTCTGGATAGCATGAACGAATAAACTCTACATCTTTATTGAGCAAATACGTTTGGGCGTTTGTTATAGGATCAATAACCGATAACGAAAACGTTGCTTTCCAATCCAACGGCACATTTAGATACTTATTACCCGTAGTGCAATTACCCGTCACATTCTTACGAAATACAGGCAACTGAACCGAGTTATAAATCCTCTGCTCTGCTTGACGAATAAACGTATTAATCTGTTCTGTACTTGTAAAGGTAACAGTGCCCGTCTCGGCAGCATCAGTCCAAGTAGTAGAGGGGAAGTCGTTCTCGACATACCCCTTAATCGTCTCAAATAGAGTAGAGTAATTCATTAGGGTTTACCCCATCTTTGTACTGTGACCACGACCCTTAGTCTGTGCTTTACCGCCACGAGTCATTTGGGTTTGGGTGTTAGGTACATTGTTAGGATACCCAGAGTCTTCTTTGTTTAGAGGAACTGTGTAAGCCTTGGGTTGCGTGTACTTCCCAATAGGATCAGCTGTTTCAGCTGGGAAATACGAAAATGTATCGTTATTCATATTAACGGCCCCTTCCGGCAGATTTTTTGTAAGTAAAGGATGAAACCCGCTGGTTCATAACCTTTGCCATACCACGTCCGTATTTTTTCATATCTTCGTTGGTTTTACCACCTTTACGCATCTTTTTTACGTCTGGGTCTGGGTGGGCACCTGCGCTTTTAGCCATATGTTTTTTCAGTGCTTCTTTAGTTGTTGCCATTTTTAACTCCTAAGTTGTTGTTACAGTTACCGTACCCACCGCACCTGCCATAGTCAATGTGCTTGGTGTTAACGGGTTATCAATACCTCTTGGACCCCCTACAGGATTCCAACCCCACTGAATCACTCGACTACCTATAGTTGGGAAACCAAGTGAATTTACATCAGTACTTGGAATGTTGGAAATCTGCAATCCCGAAGTACCTGCTTCGTAATACCCTATATCTGGTCTAGGATCCCGTACAGCCTGTGGATCATTAACTGGATACAAGCCAAGCGATAACTGCGGTTGATCGGGCTCCCAACATTCTTTACATACCTTAATATTAACGTTTTTAGTCTTAATAATTAGGGTTTTTAGCTCTTTTAATTTAAAGCGAAATCCACACCTATCGCACTGCGATATCGCTATACGACCCGATGTAAACTTGGTGGTCACTAGTACCCCCCACTACCTATATACATTTCACGAGGAACAAAGCGCTGGGAAGCCTTCTCACGGTCTTCACCTGCGGCAATAGTCCACTGCTCTTCATAGGCTAATTTAAGCATCTCTGTGCGGTTCATAGCATCAGGAATCTTTAAGGACAGGTGGTATGCCAATCCTGCAACCATACATGGAAGAAAACGAAATGGGATGTCGGGGGTATATGTGCCGCCGTCTCCCGTATTCTGCACCCTACGTAGTCTCCAGTACACAAAAGTATATGGGGTAGAACTGTCTGGGGTAGGCCAAACATAGATAGCAGGTAGGTTAACTACCGACACAGCTGCTCCTGCAGTGTGCGCAGTTGCCGTTGTATTTGACTGCCCACGAACACAGTTCTGTAGGTCGTTACCACTAATATTAGTGTAGCCAATGATCTCTGTACCAATCTGAATAAAGCCAGCCGTACCAAACCCATCAGCAGAACTTAAGGTAATTGTGGTGGCAGTAGCATTAATTGTAGTACCTAGTGTGGCAGTGGTCAGGTTAGTTTGACCTGACTGTCTATTAATCCAGACTTGAATTGGCAAGCCTGTAGTTGTTTTATTAGGTATTGCTGCGTAGGTAGAAACACTAATACGACTGATATTAATATCAATTTGATTAGTTGTATTGTCATTTCTACGAATTACTTGATCCAGCAGATCAATAGTATCGACTGGCAATGGATAAATTGGGTTGTTGTAGGTTAGCTCAATCTGACCTTCTTCAATAGTCCAAAGATTGATACCACGGTTAGCCCACTCAATAGCCAAAAGATTAAGACTACGACGGGCGGTACGCAAGTCATAGCCAGTACGAAGCTCGGAACCACAGCGTTCAAACGCTTCTTCCACAATCTCACGTATCTGCAGGTCAAAATTTGATTCGCCGCTTGTGCTCATATCACTTTCCTGTAGGGCTTAACTTTCTTTTTAATCGTTTTGGGCTGGGAGACAAATTGTTTTCCAGCAGCTTTTCCTGCTCTCTTAGCTCTTGTTGTAGCTGCATATTCAGCAGGAGACAGCGCTTTGATTGCTCGCTCTGGTAAATATCTTTCTCCCGTGTCGCTTGAACGCTTCCCAGACTTAGTTGTCCACTTTTGAGCGGTCCAAGCTTTAAGAGAACGCTGACTTTTTGCAAGACCGCCCCCAGCTAATTTTTTCTTACGTCCAGCGCAATGAGCCCTCTCCGAAAACCCTTTTGGGCTCTCGCAGTTGACTGATTTTTTGCGTTTGTCGGACCATTTCATTTTTTTAACTTAGACAAAGTCTGCGCTAATCTTGCACGTTGACCCATCTTGCCAGGCTTTTTAGCAGCTGCGGCAAGCTTTTTAACAGGGATCTTTTCGCCTTTTTTAACGCCTAAAGATTTACGTAAAGCACCGGGCTTCTTAATAGCAGCTTGAATAAATTTAGTGGAGCCACCTTTTTTATACACGCCTCGCCCTTTTAGGACATCGGCTTTAGTTACTTTGCCATCACCAGTTAAATCAGGAAACGAAGACATTATTTATACCCTCCACCTTTTTCTTTATAACGTTTAGCTAGAAGCTGCGCTTTCCTAGCTGACCACTGACCCGCCGCAGTACCTTGCACAGCTGATGCTTTAATACTATCAAATAAAGCTTTACGCATACCAGGCTTCGTATAGTTACCAGCTTGATTAACCTTTGAAACTTTGCCACCTTCTTTATATAACGCAACCGGTTCATCCCCATCTCGTTTAACAGTTTTACGGGGCATTGATTTTGCATTAGGCAGTTTCTTAGGGTTAATAATCCCCATACCACGGCTAGTTCTCATACCATCCGCCCTCTAGTTTTACCTCGTTGAGCAATACCATCCGCTCTTTTAGAAGCAGAAGGCGCTTTTACCTTACCACCCTTACGAAACTCTGGCATTTTTTTAATACCCATACTGCTACTGCCAGCAGGATCTGTCGAATAATAAATGGCACGCCCACTACCCGCTTCTTTTCGCCCAAGTTCTTTTGCTTTATCAGCTCGAACTTCATCACCGATGGCTCTAACTATTGCTTTAGATTTATCTATTTCCATCTTTCTAAGCAACTCCTGAGCTCTTTGCTCACGAAGTTTAGTAGTAGCATCGTCTAACTTGGCATCAAACACAGATGGTCCAGTTTTAGCTGGACTCTGTTTCTTAGCCTTAAGGTCTTCGCCACTGCCAAACCCTAAGTCAAGCTGATCAAGAGGATTAGTGGGTCTAACCTTCGACATTACTTACAAGCCTTACCGCCCATACGCATCTTAACCATGGTGCCTTTAGTCTTACCTTTAGCGGCAATACCATCAGCACGCTTGGAGGCAGAGCCACCAGCAGCCATTTTTTTCATAGTCTCACCACCTTTGGCATATCCCATACCACCACCCATCATTTTCTTCATGGGTTTTTTCTTAGCCATCATAGCCATCATTCCTGGATTCATCTTTTTCATGCTGTTAACCCTTTTTGAATAAGTTGGTCAATTTTTGCTTCAAGTTTGTTAAAGCGTTGGTCAATGTGTGCAGTAATTTTGTCAACTTCTGCTTTAGTAACGTTATCACGAGCTACCTCCAATTTAGTATTAATTAGCATCTGCTCAAGGTCTTTTAGCTTTGTGTTCTTTTCACGAGCAATAAACCCAACTACCCCAACAAATGCGGTTAGTAGGGCAGACCAGATACCTAAGCCAATTGCAAAAATCTGTTCCATTAGATCATCCGTCCTCTAGTTTTACCCCGTTGGGCTATACCATCGGCACGTTTGGAAGCAGAAGATTTAATCATGCCACCTTTGGCTTTCTTTTCTACTTCTTCAGAATCTTTTTTGCCGTGACGTATACGATTTATTGCTGCGTTTTTCATAGCTTTTGGAGCTGATACGGCATACATTTTGGCAGTAGTTCCAAGACCTTTTAAACCTTCTACAGCTGCTTCACCATATTTACCTTCTTTAAATTTTTCTTTTGCAGCTTGGCCCCTTGCACCTATTTCTGCTTCGTCCTCTTCAACTTTTTGGTAAGACGTAGGACTGTACTTTTTAAGCACGTCTGCTATAGTTTCGCCGCCTGCTTGATATTTTTTAACTCTGTTTTTCATATCATCTTTCCTTTAGTTTTGCCACGAACTTCGCATCCACCACCACGAACTTTGCCACCTTCGTTGCAGTTCCAAGCCCGTAGAGACTTGTTGATGCGGGAGTTAGGGTCATTAGCGGTTTTAGCGCTGGTTAATTTTTTCTTCATGCCACTCATACGAGCGCAGAAAGATTTTTTCCTTGGACCACCTTTTGGCTGAGGGGCTTTTAATCCGGGTTTGCCGGGGTTAGCTGCGTTATACGAAGCTCTCCCCTTGGCATTTAAACCACCCTCAGGGTTTTTGCCCTCTTTACGCTGCCAGGCAGGGGTCTTAGCCATAGAAAATACTAGCTCGACAGTTATTCGCTAGAAATACACGAATTCCAACTCTAGCTAATATGCCCTCACCGGGTATAACTACGTTAGTTACAACTTGAATATCTGTGTCAATCTCAAATAACACGAAGTTGTATACAACAACAGCACCGGTAGAACCACCAGAATCTGGCACTGTCACGGTAAATGTATTGGCGTTAGTTACAGTTTGTACTGTATACGGTCCATCAGTTAAGTTCCAATCAAGATAAACACGATCACCTACATCTAGTTCGTGATTAACTGCAGTTATAGTTGCCGTGACTGTACTGCGTGCGTATGTTCCAGTAATAGAAGTATTGTCTACAAAAGTAGAAACTGCATCAGCACCAGTCTGTGGCTGTATAACAGCACCTTTTAAACGAACTCTATACGGAACCATAACGCCCGACTCTTCTCGATGAGTCGATTTGACGTCATATTGCATTGTGCTCATAATTACTCCTGTTTATCCGGCTCAGCTACAGTTTCCAAAATAGTAATACGAGCTTTTAACTCCGCATTTTCTTTTGTCAAAATTGCCACTGTGCTCATTGCATGGTCTCTTTGTCCTTCCAGAAGCCCAAGCATTGCCTGAACTTCCGGATCTTTATGAGTCAACATTAGGTTTGAGTACCAACAACGATCCAGGTTGGGTTGCTGATTGCACCGGTATTGATATACAACTTACCAGCGGTCGAATCAACATATAAAGAGCCCGTACCTGCGAAGTTATCGCCAGTAGTACCGTTAGTTGGGACACCTGCATCAACCATAACCACAACGTCATCTTCCATACGGATATTAGCTTTGGTGTAAGGAATAACGCCAGAAGGGCCGCCAGCATCAGCTACAGGGTCTTGCATCTTCAAGTCAATACCATACTCAAAACCAGAACCAGG